GGTGCGGCTGGTGCTGCGAGTGATCCTACCGTTAAGAAGGCAGTGGAAGCACAAGAGACTCCAACACCGAAGAAACCAGTACCACTTGCAGATGCGATTGGTGCAATGATGACAATGGGTGACTTTGCAGTACGTGCCATATCGGTTGATGCGGCTGACTCTCTCAAGAATAAGATTCTTCTACGTGACGATTACGAAGGACTGTTCGAGAAGATCCCGACAACCCAAGAACTTAGGTCTAAGATTCGTGACACCGCTAACCGTTCTTTGATTGGAAACAAGATGGTAGGTGAAGGTAGACTTAATTCTGACTATGATAACACTAGTCCACCGAAGATAGGACGTGCAGTTAATGCTAAACCGTCTTCAAGATTTGGTATGGTGCCTATAGGTAATTCAATTGAGAATAGAGGAAAGAGGTTTAAAGGATGATCATATTACCAGATCCGTTATACAACCCAAACTTTCTTGATGGGGATCAGATCTCATCTAGAACTAAACTTGCGCCAGGCGTAACCATCGCAAAGTACCTTGGTGCGTATGGGGATAAGACACCGTTCTCCCATGTAGGCCCCGCATCTGAACGTAAACAAATTGCACGTAACCTTTATCTCCATGCAGAGATGTATCGAACGATCAATGGTAACACAGACTTGTTCAACAATGTACGTCTTATTGTGAGTGAAGGTATTTACAAAGGTGGCCCTCTGGAGACTGTAGGGGGTGACAATCTGAAGAAGGAAGATGGTCGTGTTGTGGCATATCAGGTAATCGATAGAGAAGGTAACATAGATCACTCTGCGACATTTGATATTGCGGAGTATTGGAAAGACTATTGTTTTTATGAGAAGATTACACTTGACTATGACATCTACAATCCAGACGGTTCGTTGACATCTCAGATTGTTGTTGAGATGCCCGAAGTAACGGAATCATTTGACCTAAACTTCGGATTTAGTATCTCTACCAATTATAACGGAAAACAGTTGTCTGGTGGGGAATTAATCGAAGTTAAGCTAGATTAAATCGTATAAATAGATACAAGGTTATTTAAGAGACTAATATGGCAATCACAAGATCACTATCGATAGAAGACAGAAACTTAGAAGCGTCATCTACCGTACAGGCAACCAAGAACAGAGAGTATTCAGATCTGGATCTGTCATTGGCCGTGTCTCCGACAACCAAAGACGTATTCCGAAAACGTAATGTCGAATCTGTCAAGTTCGCAGTTAAGAATTTGTTACTGACTAATCAGGGAGAGAAACCATTCAATCCCTATTGTGGCGGTAACCTATACAACTTCTTGTTTGAACTGGCAGATCCCGTTACAGAGAAGAACATCATTCGTGAAATCAGAAACGTGATTGAAGTGTATGAACCCCGTGTTGACATATCCTCTTTGAGAGTAATTGTTAACATGCAACCGGATGACAATGCAGTGGAAGTTACGGTTATCTTTAAGATAATCAACACTGGAGAACTCGTAGAATTTACTACCGTATTAAGTAGGTTAAGATAAATGGCGACAACGATTAAATCAACAGCACTAGATTTTCAGGCAATCAAGAACAACCTGAAGATTTACCTAGAACAACAACAAGAGTTCAAGGACTACAACTTCGAAGCGTCCGGTCTGTCTAACATACTGGATGTATTGGCATACAATACACACATGAATGCATTGACTGCCAACTTCGCCTTGAACGAATCATTCCTTGGAACGGCCCAACTACGTAGTTCGTTGGTCTCCTTGTCCGAAGGTATCGGTTATGTTCCGGATAGTAAGAACGCATCACAGGCGTTTGTCAAGATGTCATTGAACCTATCTGGTATTGTTGACCGTAGTCCACGATTATCTATCTCAGCTGGTTACCAGTTTGTATCTACGGTTGATAGTCTTGAATTCACTTTCCAGACAACCGAAACAATCTCTGCTTCAGACGATGGTTTTGGTTTCTATGAGTTCAAACAACAGAACGGTTCCAACATCATTCCTATTAAGGAAGGTCGTTCAAAGACTAAGACGTTTATCTCTGGTGATAACTCTGAAAACATCACATACATCATTCCGGATAAGAACCTAGATCTCAGTACTGCGGTAGTTAAGGTACACCCTAGTTCAACATCATTGGACTTTACCGCATATAAAAACATTTTGAATACAAGCGTCATTGATACCGATTCAACCATATACATCATGAAGGAGATGCCTAATGGTTTCTTTGAATTGACGTTCGGTAACGGTACTACTTTGGGTAGAACCCCAGCGCCAGGCAACAAGATTGTTGTTGAATATCTGTCCACCAACGGCCCCGATTCAAACTTCGCAGAGACATTCGAACCAGTTAATGCTGTTCAGATCAATGCGAATACCGAATTGGTACCAACGATAACCACAGAATCAGTTTCATCTGGTGGTGCAGAGAAAGAATCTCTAGAATCGATTCGTAAGAACGCACCTTTCCAATATGCATCTCAGAACAGAATGGTAACGCATTCGGATTACTCCGCTCTTGTATTACGTAACTTCTCTTCTTTGATCAGTGATATCAAGTCTTGGGGTGGAGAAGATAACATTGTTAAAGAGTATGGTGCAGTCTTTATGTCTGTCCTCTTTAACTCTACTATTCCTCAAGTTACTGTCGATGCAACCAAACAGTCCATCTTAGACTTAGCGTCTCAGTTGTCTATTGCATCATTTGACTTGAAGTTTTCCGATCCAGTTAGAACTAGTGTTGAACTCGATACTAAGTTCCAGTTTAACGAACGATTAACTTCGTTGACAATGAACACTATTAAGTCACAAGTAGAAGACGTAACCCGTCAATACTTTACTCAAAATACTGGTAAGTTTGATCAGTCGTTTAGACGATCTAATCTACTGAGTTTGATTGATGATATATCTCCAGCTATCCTGTCTTCACGTGCGACCGTCAAGATGCAACAGAGTGTTACTCCGATACTTGGTAGAATACAGAATCACACTTTGAAGTTTCCGGTAATGATCGAAGAGTTTGACGATGAAGAGTATATCGTAACATCAACTAACTTTGTACTCCAAAACATCAACTGTTCGATTCGAAACAAGTTGAACTCTAATGTGTTACAGGTCATTGATCTTAACGACAACAGAGTATTGGTTGACAACGTAGGATCGTTTGACGTAAATGGTGTTGTTTCTTTTGTAGGACTTCAGATCGATAGTATCACGGGTGGACAGACCACAGTTAAAATATCTGTACTCCCTGCTAACCAGTCTGCGATTACTCCACAAAGAAACGATGTCCTCAATTATGACGAATCTCGATCACAGACAACTGGCATCATAACGACAGCGACTAACTAATGGCCGGACACTTAGACAAGACATTCGATGACTTAAACCGTAGGGAAATAAATCTACGACATTATAAGATTGAGGAAGTACTTCCCGATCATATAATCTCTAGTTTTCCTAAGTTAGTAACTTTGTTGACAAAGTACTATAACTTTGAAGAGGAAGATGTTTCTCCGACTACGTTACTCAATGAGTTATTCTTAATCAAGGATATCACACAGACGGATATAGATTTGTTATCCTTTGTTGAAGATGAGTTGTTGTTGGGTCAGTCGTACTTCGAAGGATTTGCGGATAAGAGAGAGGCTGCAAAGTACTCTAATACACTGTATCGTTCTAAGGGTACTAAGTACTCTATTCAACAGTTCTTTCGGACGTTCTTTAACATTGATCCCGATATCGTTTACACTAAGAAGAATGTGTTTACGTTAAACGCTTCGGAGATCGGTGCATCCTCACAGAGGTATATAACAGACGATAAACTGTATCAGAACTATGCGATACAGATTAGAAGTGAACTGGCAATCTCCAAGTGGAGAGAGGTGTATAAGTTGTTTGTACACCCAGCTGGTATGTATTTGGGTTCTCAAGTACAGTTGGTAGGATCGGTCGATTTGGATATCGAGAATCAACCATTTCCTGGCACACTGGATCTACCACCGAAAGAAATCGAGGGTATTGCTACTATGAGACATCCAGAAGGTTACGCACAACACACCGCACTATTCGATGTGGCAATCAATCCAGATGGAGACGAGATGATATTCAGAACAAACATGGGAAGTTCATCATCTTATCCGAACCCTGGCGGTAACGATATTAAAGACGTTGGTGACATCACTATCGGTGAGGTACATGGGTTACAGAGTAACATACTAGAGTACTTAGAACCCAACTCACCAACATTCGATGAAGATACCGATGACAGTGGATCCGCTATGGGTCTGTCTAGTCTGGAGACTATTGACCAAGAACAATTCACTTGGCGCAATGTGTTAAGGACTGATGGTAACAATCCAGCTGTAGGACAAACAGGTGATTCGGACGGAGAAATAACTCTGGACGAACTGCTATAAAACGTATAAATAGAAGTATCAATCTTTAGGTAGAAGAGACTAATGACAAGACAAGTATTAAACAGAGGAACAGTTGCTAACGATGGTACGGGTGATACACTACGTACTGCCGGTTTAAAGATCAACGCCAACTTCGTAGAACTATATAAGTTTCTAGGTGGTGATAGTGACACCCTCTCCGGTGGTGTATCTTTCGTGGATGATGGTATCATCTTTGAAGGAACAAGTTTAGATCAGTTTGAAACTAAACTGACCGTAGTGAACCCAACTGCTGACCGTGTCTTGAGTCTTCCGGATGCGAACGGTGACTTTGTACTTAGTACTGCGACTCAGACACTAACGAACAAAACACTTACTAGTCCGACTATCTCTAGTTTAACACTAACTGATGCTGGTGGCAACCATTCTTTCAATTTAGTTGCATCTGATGTTGCAGCTAACCGAAACGTAACTCTACCTGTATTGACTAATCACGATGAGTTCACGTTCAATAACCATCCTCAGACTTTGACTAACAAGACTCTGGTCGATCCATTGATTGAAACGTTCCGTATCGGAACTAATCTTCAGGATAGTGCTGGTAACGAACTGATTACATTTTCTCCCGATAATAATGCGATAAACAATATCAGTATTGGTAATGCTTCGCACCTTCTTCATCCGGAGATCCGATCGGTAGGTAGTAACGCAGACATCAATTTAGAACTTCATTCTAAGGGTACTGGTGCGGTTGCAATTGAAACTAAACTTGCACTTGGTACTCAGAATATAACTGCCACCCCCGCAACGGTTGCATTGACTGCACCGATAACATTCTTCAACATGGGTACTGCGGTCACTGCAACTATGGGTGACGGTACGGTAGATGGTGAAGTTAAATATCTAATAAATATCAATTCTGGTACAGCGACAGTTACTATCAGTAACAACGCCGCATCCAGAGACACATTAACAATAGCTTCAGGACAGACTGCACATCTGGTTTATAGTTTGTCCACCACAGAGTGGTATGTAGTAAGCTCAACCGCAACGATTTCATAGGACATATAGATGGCTGCCATAGTAACTGATAAAATTAAAAAACTCTTTCTAGAGGAATTGTTTGCGGACTTTGACGCCGGTTCTGTTCGATACTACGCTGGTATCGCTAGGTCGGAAGGTTGGAACGATAGTGATACCGCTATTATCCCACAGAATCGTGTAAGAGACGAACGTGACGCACGACTGAACATGCAGTCTATCAAGAACATTACGGATAAGACATTCGCGATTCCTCGATACAACTGGTCTTCTGGTACACAGTATTCTGCGTTTGATGATAACCATGTAGGATATCCTCTACAACCTTTCTATGTTATGAACAGTAACCAAGAAGTATACATCTGTTTACAACAAGGTAAAGATGCGGCTGGTGTTGTTCAGAACTCTACTATTCAACCGACAGGTAATACTACTGGTACACCTTTCCGTACTTCTGACGATTACGTCTGGAAGTTCCTGTACTCTATCGGTGCATTGAATGCATCTAAGTTCCTTTCTTCTGCCTATATGCCTGTACAGTTTGTTGACTCAGACACGGCTGCATCTGTTGATGCGACTGCGGAACAAGTAGAACAACGTGCGGTAGAACTTGCTGCAATTAAAGGTCAGATTATCGGTCTACGAGTAACCGCCGGTGGTACATCATATACATCTACTCCTACAGCAACTATTGTTGGTGATGGTACAGGTGCGATAGTGACTCCAGTGATCTCTGGTAACTCACTTGTAAACTTAAAAATAAAAGAAGATTCTGCCGGTAACCTTTCTGGTAATAACCCATTGGGTTGGGCAACAGGTTCATACCGTGGTTCGGGTTATACTCGCGCCAATGTTGTGATTGCTGGTGTGGGTGACGATGCAGCTGGTGTTGCGATACTTGGTTCACCTAATGGTTTAGGTGCGGATCCACGTGACGATCTACGTTCATCTGCGGTAATGTTTAACTCTAAGATTGATGGTTCGGAGAACGGTGACTTTATCTTAGGTACCAACACCTTCCGTCAAGTATGTCTGTTACGTAATCCTTTGATTGCTAACTATGACAGTGCTGGTGCATTCTTCACGGAATCTACTGGATTGGGTGTCGATAAGTTAGAACTGACTTCCACTAGTGGTACGTTTGTTGAAGATACCTACATCACGGACGCAGCTGGTGCGAAGGCATATATAGATACAGTAGATTCACTTAACGGTTCAGCACTTACTGCTAGACTGTTCATTCACCAGAATGAAGGTACAGGATTTACTGCATTTGATTCCGGAACTACTGTGACAGATCCAAGTGGTAATACTGGTACAATAAATAAGATATTAAAAGGAAGTTTTGATCCGATGACAGGCGAACTTCTTTACATAGATAATAGGGCCGCTGTAGATCGATCTGCGGAACAAATTGAAGACCTTAAAATCATCATACAACTCTAAGGGTAGTACTTAAAGATGCCGACTATTTACACAAAATCAAGCTTTCCATCCACTTATAAGGACGACTACGATAAGACTAAGAACTATCATCGTGTGTTGTTCAATAGTGGTAAGGCGCTTCAGGCTCGTGAACTTACACAGATGCAGACTATTATTCAGTCTGAAATCTCTCAGATTGGAGGCAATCTTTTCGAAGAAGGTTCTGCAATCACGCCGGGATCTTTCAAGGTAGACAATGGTCTTGAATTCATCAAGATAAACCCATTAACACCATTTCCTTCTGATCCGTCAGTCTTGGAAGGTGTTGAGTTTTCGGTAAACAATTTAAACCCTACAATTAAATTCCGTGTCATTCAGTACATTGCAGCGGTAGACGGTGATCCCGATACTCTCTATGTAGAATACACGTCAGATACAAACACGGGTGCAACATCTACTAGAGTTGGTTCAGGTAGTACCATTACGAGTACTACAGGTGGATTCACATTCGAAGTACAGTCGATCAATACTTCTAACAACCCAGCTGTCGGTTTAGCGTCAGAGATATCGGTTGATGAAGGACACTTCTTTGTTCAGGGACGTGTTGTATATTGTCCACCACAAAGTCTGATATTCGGTAAGTACTCTACTAACCAATCTAGTCGATTCGGATTCCTTATCGATCAAGAGATTGTTACTGTCGATGATGACACGACTCTATACGACAACCAAGGTGAGACTCCAAACTTAACATCGCCTGGCGCTGACCGTTATCGTATCACTTTAACACTTGCTGATGGTCGTACTACCACAGTCGCTAAGAACTTCATTCAGGTAATCGAAGTTTTAGGTGGTGACATTGTTAGTGCAGTAACCGCTAGTTCTGGTTTCAAGTCTATCAAAGAAGAGATGGCAACACGTACTCGCGAAACTGCGGGTGACTATGTTAAACGTTACTTCCGTTCTTCGTTCGAACCAAACGATCTCACTACAATGAAGTTGAAGGTCACGCCCGGAACTGCATATGTTCAGGGTTACCGTATCAACAAGGACGCTGAGTCCACAATCATTGTTGAGAAACCAATAAAGACTTTATCTAGAAACAACGATTCAATCACTGTCAACTATGGTAACTACTTTATCATAAACGCAGCGTCTAGTCAAGGTATGGCTGACTTTGAGAATGTTCAAGAACTGCAACTGTTTGATGCAGTGAATGCCGGTGGTAACGTAATTGGTACTACACGTGTACGTGCATCTAGTCCAATAGGTGATGATCGTATACATCTATTTGTATTCAATACAAGAATTTCTAACGCAGCCAAGAGTATCCGTGACATACGTTCGATCGGTGTTAATGGTGGGTTATACTATAACGTAATTCTTACTGCTGGTTTAGGTACAAACCGATCTGAGCGTGCTGCATTACAACAATCCGACAAACGTCCATTGTTGTTTGACACACCTATCTCACGTCCTAAAATCTTCAGTGACATCTCTCTTACTGTTGCTAAGCGTAAGGTTATTACATCCGATGGTAGTGGTAACTTTTCTGTCACTGCTTCTAGTGGTAATGCATTAGACAACGTAGGTAACTGGATAGTTTCATCTGCGACCGAAGCACGAGTTGATGGTGCTATAATCAACTTTGGTGCATCTTCTACTACTGTTAGTGAACTAGCCAATAACACTGTCTACACTATACAGTATTTTGAGAAGATCTCTAACGCTCAACAACGAGTTAAAACTCTGACGCCTGTCGCAGATACATTTAACTTATCTTCAGATAGTTCAGGTACTCAGTTCATTAACTTGAGAAAGACTGACATCTATAGTATCGATGGTGTACGAGAAGATAGTGCTAACGGTAAAAACCTATTAAACCTATTCCGTATAGATTACGGTCAACGTGACACTCACTATGACTTAGGTAAACTACTCTACGGTGGTTCTGGCCTTGATTCTGCGGGACAGAATATCCACGTTTCATTCAAACACTTCCAACACCAAACTGGTGATGGTGAGTTCTTTGGTGTAAACTCATATGACGGTACCGTTGATTACTCAAACATTCCGGTACATAGAACTGAAAAAGGTCGATTGGTCAGTCTACGAGACGTTTTAGATTTCCGTCCTTCGGTTGACTCCAACGGTGTCTTCGGTTCTAGTCCACTAATCTTTGGTCTGCCCTCAAGTAATAATCTTGTTAACGCTGATGCAGAATACTACATGCCACGTCTGGACAAATTAGTATTGTCTAAGAGTGGTGAGTTGCGTTACATTCAGGGTGTATCTTCAATGATGCCTAAGTTCCCATCTACTCCGGTAGATTGTATTGATCTCTATAAGATCGAACTTGGTGCAAACACATTACACACTAAGGATCTCAAAACCACTATCATTCCAAGACGTGGTTACACGATGGAAGATATCGGTAAACTGGACAAACGTGTAGACCGTCTAGAACAAGCAACCACTCTTTCTTTGTTGGAACTTAATGCGACTAACGAAAGATTGTTTGACTCCGATGGTAACGAACGTATCCACACTGGTTTCTTTGTTGATAACTTCAAGAACCAGAAGTTCATGGACACTAAGTCTATAGAACACCGTGCGTCACATGATCCCACAAAGGGTGTCATCCGTCCTGGCTATACTTGTGATACTGTCGAGATGTTATTCGACTCCAATCATAGTAGTACCAATCGTATGGTTCAGAAGGGTGATAACCTTTATCTGGATCACACTGAAGTACAATACTTCGCACAGAACATGGCATCTCAGACAATTAATGTCAACCCATTCCATGTTGAAAAGACTTATGGTGACTTAGTACTGTCTCCATCTAAAGATACTTGGAAGTCGTTCAAACAAGACGCACCGATGGTTGTCGATGGTGGTACAGAGTTTGACGCATCTCAAGCACTTCTTTGGAACGAACAAGAATATGCATGGGGTGGTACTAACGTAAACGACTTGCGTGTTGGAATGCAAACCTCTCCGTTAGTATCAAGTTCACAGTCCGTAGCGGTGACAGGTGAGTCTACCCGTCAAACAGGTGAAGATGTCACTGTAGATCATGGTGATTGGGTTGAGACTGGTTCGACTTCTACTAGTGAAGTTATCGGTAGTGGTGTCGAAGTTCTTTCACGCGATCATAACCAAGTTGCTGGTGACTTTGTAGTCGCTACTACAACATCTGAAGCTGCATATACTGGTCAGACGATTAATAAGAATGAACCTCCGAGCGGGTCTACTTGGTCGAATGGAGCATCTGCGATTGAGGCAAAGGTCAAGGACGAAATCGTAATTACTGCTACCCGTGCTTGGGGTAGAGTCTTCCGATGTGGTGCTCACAGAGATATCGCAGACCTATACAAACAGAATTCCGGTGGTGGTGCTTGGACACTAATCACTAACACCACTACTTCCATCAGCAGTGGCATGAAGGTAAAACTTGTCGGTAAGAAGACTGGTTCATGTCACCTATACTTCTACATCAACAATGGTACTGGTCAAGGTGCATCTACAAGCAGTCTCAATGGTGTACACACTGTAACATTTGGTCTTGGTGGCGTAGGTACTACAACTACTGTCAATGTGTATCAGACCAACACCGATACCATAACAACTTCACACCGTGATGTCAGTACAGTTGAGACAGTTACCAATACTAGTTACGAAAGAACTAATACGGTAACTACCGAAACTGAGACTGAGACTACTCAAGAATTTACTACCACCACCGATACTTCATCTACTGTGAACCGTATCGCTAGTGAAAGTGTTCTTACTGAAGTTGTCGATAATCGTGAATTACAAATCATTCACGTACCGTTTATGCGATCACGTAAGGTATCGTTCAAAGCGACTAACTTACGTCCGAACACACGTTACTTCCCATTCTTCAATAACACAGATGTGAAAGATTTCTGTAAACCGAAGACTTTCTACAAGTCATCGACTTATCCAGATCCCGATTACACTATTGCGGATGACGGAACCAACATGGTTACTCAGATAGACATTCCGCCTGGCTTAGGTCACTCCGAAGGTTCTGGTGATTTGATCTCTAACTCCAATGGTATCATTGAAGGTGAATTTGAGATTCCAAACTTGGTCAATCCACCAATGCGATTCAAGAGTGGTTCTGCGGTATTCTCGTTATTCGATATCAGTAAACCAGACGTGGGTCACGCACTTTCATATTGTGCTCAGTTCTACACATCTGCTGGTGTTATCGAGAACTTGACTGGTGACTATACTATTACTAACACACGAGTGTTAGAGATTGTTGGTGGTCAAACCACAACTACTACTACTGGTGTTCATAGTGAATCGACTGTCTCCACAGATACAGTTGTTACTACTGAGACCGAAACTAACGGAACAACCGAAACTACTCGGACTCAGGTCTATGGTAACGTAGAAACAAACACTGAAATTGTGGGTGATACCACAGTATTGGTTACGTCTAACTCCGGTACAGAATACTCACAAGCACCGGCAGGATCTGCCAACGCTGGTTCTGGTACTGGTACTACTAACCCAAGTACTACATTTACCATTGATGGTAAGGTGTATGATCCGGACGATCCAGTTGTTGCAAATGCTGCCGGACAAGTACAGTATCAAAAGAATGCCATGAAACATAATAAGGACGAAGATCCGACTGCACAGTCGTTCGAAGTTCTTGATCCAAATGGTGTCTACATAACTCGATTACGTTTGTACTTTGCTGAGAAACCTGGCGCTAATGATGAACAACACACTGTTAGTGTCGCGATCACTCAAGCACCTAATGGTTATCCAGATCGTACACGAAGAGTGCCTGGCTCGTTTAAAGAAGCTGTCCCATCTCAAGTTCGTACTGTACCGACCGAATCTATCGGTAGTATGGTTGCCAACGGTACAGACTTTATCTTTGACGAACCCGTATTCCTACAGGGTGGTGGTTCAAACTATGCGATCATCGTTCGTTCACTTTCTATGAAGTACAAGATGTACATCTCTGAAGTTGAACAGTTCCAGTTAGGTTCTACCGAAAGACGTATCATGAAGCAACCTACTCTTGGTTCGTTATTCGTGTCTCAGAACACAGACGTTTGGGAACCACGTGGTAAACAGGATCTTGCATATGTGTTGTATCGTGCTGACTTCCAGTCTTCTGGTACTGCATTCCTACACAACCGTAACCTAAGACCACAGACCTTGGTATCTAATCCTATCATGACCACTGAAGGTAGTAATATCGTCACCATGAAGTTAGGGCCTAGGGATTCACACGGTATGCGTAGAGGTGATAAGACTCGAATCTTTGGTTTGGATGCGAATACTCGATACAACGGTATCTTAGGTTCATCTATCATGGATGGTACTGGTTACAACCGTATTGTTACTTCGGTAGACGCTAACTCCATATCATTCGCATCTGATTCGGACGCTACTGCATCTGGTCGAACTGGTGGTGGTAAGGTAAGAATGTTACAACACTTACCATACGAAACAATCAGACCAGACTTTGATCTGACTCAACCAGAGACGACTAACGCTACAATATCGTTTAAGATGACTACTAACTCTACTCTGTGTGATTCTGATACAGGTAGATTCGAAGTGGACAACAACTTCCAAGTATTACCTAACAAGAATAATACAACGTTGACCAGACCATTTGCCGTCTACAACCAGTTCGAAGAAGGATCGGAGACTACTCTGATTGCTAACGAACAACACTCGTTGACATCAAATGTTATTTTCACAACAACAGATCCACGTGTAAGTCCTGTATTGGATTTGGAATCTACGGATCTGAAGTTGACTAGTAACATCATTGATGCATCTGATCAACGTGTCGTTAACACATACTTGAATGAGAAATACTCTGACAGAATCTTATTTGTCGATGAAGTATTCCCTGGCAAAGGTACTGCGGCTGCGAAACACGTTTGTATCCCAATCAAACTTGCAGAAACTGCTGTTGGTCTACGAGTAATGATGAGTGTTAACCGACCGCCAGAGACTGGTTTCGTTCTATACTACAGAACTGCATCTAAAGATACAAACATCAAAGGGTTGCACTGGACTCCAGTACCAACACAGAATGATATGCCTGCGGATACTAACAGAAACACTTTCCGTGAGTATGGATTCTTAATTGGTGGACTTACCGGAACAATAGATCCATTCGATCAGTTCCAGTTGAAGATGGTGTTCGGTAGTACTAACTCAGCTAGCGTACCGTTGATTAAAGACTTGAGGTGTATCGCACTTGCAGACTAACTTTATTCCAGTGGAGGGTCACGCGGATTTAGTCCGTGACCCAGAAACTGGGGCGATTAATAATATAAATAGTAATAAGATTCAGGAATCGCGTGAACGGAAACGTATACGAAGATTGCAGAGAAAAGAAGAACAGGAATTGAAGGCAAAGGTAGAGGGTCTAGAGAGTGATATCTCAGACATGAAAAGTATGCTTTCCCAACTACTAGAGAAACTATAATGTCACGAAAACCAATAGTAAGAATGCAAGAATCGTTTAAGATATTTGTTGACAAGTTCAATATATTATCTAATAACGTAGGCGACCCATTACAACTGAATACCTATCAAGACAGCGATCTTGTCACAGTAATTAATGAAATCGAAGCCACATTTGACGCATCTGCTGGTGAGATCTTATATCCCAACGGACAAGCGGGGGAGACTCAGACACGACTAAAGATTAGTACTAATCAAAGTAGTGGTACGGACATTGATATCGATGCTGGTCGAGACTTTCTTGTTGATGCGGTTGCGGATATCGAACTGACCAGTGTTAATTTTGAGGGTGACTATTCCGGAACCTACATTGTTAATACTGAAGGGAACTTTACTGATTCTGTTGGTGGTATTAGATCAATAACAACAACTGGCAATCACAATATAGACACACTGGGTGCGTTAGTAGTAAATGCGACAGGTGGACATATTGACCTTAACGCATCTAATGATATCATACTGGACGCAGGCGCAGACGTAATCCTTGATGCCGGTGACAGTGACATCTTCTTCCGTAGACAAGGTACCGTCTTTGTCAAAACTCAGATGGGTATGGAAGGTGATGATACTTTAACAAGACAATTATATCAACAGGGTGGTTTAGAACTAGACGTTGCTGGAAATCTTAATCTAGATGTATCCGGAGATATTACTCTGGACGCAGACGGTAACGACATTATCTTTAAGAATGGTACTGGCGCAGACCAAGTAACTCATACTCTTGCGAATGGTGCTGGATATACGGTTACTGCTCCAGGCTCCTATACACTTGATGTGGTTGGAGATATCATCCTAGATGCGGATGGTAATGACCTAGTCTTCAGAAATGGAGCGGGTGCTGATTCTGCACAGATCAATCTTGCTAATGATGGAAACCTTACTGTCACTACTCCAAATAATCTGACACTTGATGTAGCTAACGATATCATCATTGATGCCGGTGGAGACAATATAAGATTAAAAGATGGTGGTACAACACGTCAAGAATATACTCTAGGCACAACAACCACAATCGCAACAACTGGTAACCGAACCGAAACGGTTACAGGTAATGTATCGGACAGTGCAGTTGGTACATACCATATCGGTGCGACTGGAAACATGGACATCGATACACGAGGAACACTCGATGTTGTGACTGGCGGTGACCTAGAAATTGATACTACTGGTAACACTCTCGTAAAGACAACTGGTAGCATCACACTAGATGCGGAAACCGATATTGTCCTAGATGCGAATGGTGCCGACATCGTCATGAAAGACAATGGAGTAAACAAGTTTACTTTCAACTTCGCTGCTGATCAAGAAATCGATGTAGTAGGTAGTTTAACATTAGATGTTCAGAATGACCTTACATTAGATGTTGGCGACAGTGACCTTATCTTCTCTAGACAAGGTACGCAATTCGTCAAGACTCAAATGGGTATGGCGGGAGACGCTACCTTAGTTCGACAGTTGTACTCACAAGGCGGTCTAGAACTAGACGTTGCTGGGAACTTTACTGTAGATGCAACTGGAGATATCATCCTAGATGCGGCTGCAGATGACGTTATTCTTAAAGACAACGGAACAGAGTTTGGTCGATTCAAACACATCGGTGATAACCAATTAGGTATCTACTCAAACGGAATCCTTGCTGCATCATTCAACGATTCAGATGTAGTATTTAACTCAGACGTAAACATTGAGGACAACCTTGATGTTGATGGAACACTGAATGTAGATGGTAATACTACATTGAATGGTCATGTTGATCTGGGTAATGCGGCTGCAGATGACATTTCTATAAACGGTAAAGTTGATACTAATATTTTACCAAAAACAACTAACGCAAACAATCTTGGATCGTCCACTCTTCAATGGAGACACGCATGGTTTGACGGAACAGTATTTGCGGACAACCTAGATGGTGATAGTGGTACTATCGCAAACTTCAATATCAACAGCAACACGATAAAGAATACTACTGGTGGTATCAACCTTGATGCAAGCGGTGATATCGTATTAAACTCTCGTGGTGAAGACATTGTATTCAAGACTGCGGACTCAAATGGTATATCCTTTGATCTAGGTGCCAGTACTGCTGATGTCGCCTACATGACAGTACATAACAGAAGTCTTATCACAAACACTCAGAAGAATCTTTACTTTGATGTAGATGATGGTCAGGTATTCTTCAGAGACTCTGCTGATACGACAAGAGTCGAGTTCGATTACAATCATGCACCAAGCGCTGGTACTGAGATGAAAGTCTTTGGTGGTAGTCTGACTATGGATGTTGCTGGTGACATAGTACTAGATGCAGACGGTGGTGACGTACTACTTAAAGACGGTGGAACTCAGTTCGGTAGATTCCAGAATACTTCGGGTAACTTGATAGTAAGATCTGGTGATACCACTGTATTGACATTCAGTGGTGCGAATGTTACAACGGCTGGAACTATCACGCCTGGCACAACACTAAATACTACTGCAACCGATCTTGTCGGTGCGATCAATGAAGTAGATAGCGATCTTGGTACGAGAACAAGTTTATCTAGTTTCTACGATTCACATAACCAAGATATAGTGACCGCTTTAAATCGTGTAGCAGATAGAATTATAGATGTTTACGATGCGAGCGGAACTCTACTGAATAATTAAGGGTAGACCCGAATGTCCACAGATCTAGTACTGAAGTTAAAGGCTGCAAATGGTGATTTGCAACAAATAACTTCTTCAGAAGAAAATTACCTAGCGTACCGAGCGGGTCTTCAGATGAAGAACTCTGCCGGTACGTCTGTAGGCGATCTGAGAAATACATCCACGTCTAACGCAATATCAGTGGGTTCTCATATTGATACAAAGTATCTTGAACCTGTGGGTGACCATCCGGTAGACGGAACTAATATCATAACCGTCACGTCAGATTTGTATCAACTGGGCGGTACCGCTACTACCTCTGGTGTAGAGGCGGGCGGTAATACTAAATTCAAACGACCCGTATCATATTCTACCAAAAATGGCAAGGAAGGTATTCACCAATTTGCTGATTCGGATATGAATGTCCTTGTCGATAGACTGAACAGTATCATCGCAACCAATGACTATCTTGGGTGTTACAAACTAGGCGCAAACTCGCCTGGTTCTGATTATACCAGTAGGTTCGAAGCGTTCTCTGATACTCGAACGGATAACTCAGAGACCCCATATTACATATGGCAGAGAACCACTCAGACTTCACCGACAGCGATTGACGTAGCGCATATTCAAGATAGTGATGGGTATGACGGTATTCAAATGATTAGTGAATCTAACCTTACGTATACTTTAGGTCAGTGGGCTAAAACTAGACGTGCAATCGCGGGTAACATTGGATCATACGAATTACGTAGTTCATCACAAGGAACTCCAACTGCGACCGGAGTTTGGAAGTCTGTAGGTAGTGCAACCGACACTAGAAACGATCTAACTCCAAAACAGTACACTCGTACTCGCGTATCTTCATATGCGTTTAACAACTATACTGGTCGAGTATCGACTTATAGTGGAGAATATGTTAACGATAGTATTGGACTCTATACAGGTAACTATACTGGTGAGTACACCAACTTTGTTAATGCGTTTACTGGTAACTACGCTCGAGGATTCATTGGGAATTTTACTAGAAACTACGTAGGTAATTACCTTCGTACACGTAATTCTAATTATACCAGAGAATCGACACGACTCAGAAATTCTAATTTTATTGGTAACTACACTGGCGATTATGCCGGTAACTATACTGGTAACTATACAACTACTCGAACGTCTACCTTTACAGGTAACCGAACCGTTACTCGAAACTCGTCATTCAATAGAAACCGAGCGTCAAGTTATGTGGGTAACTATTCCAGAAATTTCGTAGGAAACTTCGTTGGTAACTATACCAACTACATCAACGCATTTGTTGGTAATTACACTGGTAATTACACGGGTAACTTCTTAGGTAACAGAATATCAGCCTTTACTCGTAGTCGCAATTCATCATACTCTAGAACTTTTGTTGGTAACTACACCACGATTCGCGAATCAACTTACTCGCGGGATTTCACCAATACTAATACTGTTTATTATGCGGGTAACTACGCTGGTAACTTTACTAAGGAACGCACGTCTACCTTCAATAGAACACGTACTAGTAACTATCAACGAACAATAACCGACTCTTATACTGGTAACTTTGTTGGCGATTATGCCGGTAACTATACTGGTAACTATACTAACTACGTTAATGTTTTTGTTGGTAACTATACAGGTGACTTCACAGGTAACTATACTAACTACGTTAATCAATATACTGGTAATTACACTGGTAATTACGTTAACTACGTCAACGCATATATTGGCGACTTTACCCGTGCATATACCAGAACTCGCGCCAAGGCAAGTTCCTTTACACGGTCATCGACTTTCTCCAGAGGTCGTTACTCTATATACAGTCAACAATATGTTAGAGTAAGAGCGATAGCAACAGGTCTCACTTCATACGTAACTGCCGTTCAAGGCCCTCATGGTGGCGGTGCGCCTGTCGAAGTCGGGATAACCGTTCCTGCTGGTCAAAATGTATTTACTAGGTACCAAGCGTTTTCGAGATATCAAAGTGGTTTCTATCAAACTACTTACTATCCCGTAGCGTTTGTCGGGCCAAACTATATTGGCCCCGCTTATGGTAGAATGACAGTGTATACTGGCGCTGGTGGACAATTCGCAAGAATACCCTCATATCCTAGAGCATCTGCTCGTACAATTACATATTCTGGTGCAACTGGTGATGAAGCTCTGGGCGACAACATGACGACCACCAGTTTCCTCGGTAACTTTAGTAGAAATTTTGTACGAATGTTCGCTGGTGAATATGCAGCTATATTGGACTTCGCTGGCAACGTTAACTTCACTGGTAATTACGTCAACTATGTAAATGCGTTTACTAGAAGCAGTACTAGAGACTTCCAAAGAACCTCGACTCGTTCTTCGACTAGGGCGTTCGTTAGGGAACGTGACCAGATATTCACTAGAGAACGACTTAGTGCATTTACTCGAACGTCAACCAGAACCAGTACCAGAGATAGTACTAGCGTGTTCACTAGACAACGTGTATCCAGTTATAGCAGAGGGTTCGTTGGTAACTATACCAACTACGCCAATGTATTTACTCGTTTAGAGGTTTACGTTTCAACTCGTACTAGTTCAAGAGATTTTACAGGTAACAGAATATCCTCATACGCAAGAGACTTCGTTGGTAATTACAATCGTAATCGCGTATCCGGATACTCTAGATCTTTCGCTGGTGATTATACCAGAGATTTTCAACGAACACGTGTGACCCCTTCTAGTCGAGTCAGTACTCGATCAAGAACCTCGACCTTTCAAAGGACTCGTGTTACTCCAAGAACATCTTCATACGAGAGAACACGTTCTTCCGCGTTCGCTAGAACACGGGCTTCAAGTTATGTCGGAGATTTTGTAACTGATCACACCGAAGATTATGTAGGTAACTTCCTTCGAACTAGTACTAGAACCAGAACGGTTGCGTATGCTGGTGATTATACTGCGGATTACACTGGTAATTATACTGGTGATTATACTAGAAACTTCGTTGGTAACTATGCCGGTAACTATACGAACCTTCTTAATCCGTTTACCAGAAACAGAATATCTACTTACACACGAGATAGAGTGTCTACATATATAGGTGAGTATACTAGAGTATGTTCAGAAACCTATGTGGGTAACTACACCGGAACTTATACCAGAGCTTTCGGTACTAACTCAACACAATCTTTCTTGGGTAATTACACAGGGATAACAGTTTCAACAACTTCCAGTGTCATTGATACTTATACGCTATATGTTAGAAAATCCTAATTCCAAATCGTATAAATAGAATTAGGATTTAAACTAACTGAGTGAACAGGTCAATATGGCATTTTCTGATATACCGATTAGAATCAAAGAATCGTATCAAGGCGGCAGCAACGCTGCCTTTGATGCGAATGATTTGGCGCAATATTCTCCGACACAGGAACAGATATTAGCGTACCTTGCCGGTAAGGAAATACTGTCGTATTCTCCTCCAAACGCAAATGACAACTATACTGGTTACATAGGTAACGGAGCATTCGGATCACTTGCGGTAAGTGGCAATCGTTCTAGTATAGGTAACTATATTGATACCCGATATGGTCAACCAGACGGTACTCACCCGTCATCAAGCATATCTGTAACCACAACTACAACAGATCTATTTACTAGGAACCCATTGTTCACTAGTATCTCAACTGCAAATAACAAAATGGTATCTAACGGTCTTCCTGAATCAGGATTCAAATGGCCCGTGATATTTGATGCAGATCTAAAGGGTATGCGTCTACCTACATTTGCAGAGACAGAATCGTTTTCGGATAGAATCAATAGTTACATTGCGACTAACACTTGGCCCGGCACATATTACTTGGGTACATCTGCACCTAGTGATGGTGATACTTGGGCGGTACACCAATCATCAGTGTTCTCTGATTCAATCAACACTCTCGCGGCTACCAACTATAACCTATATGTGAAGACCGACTTAGCGTCACCCCCAACCACAGATGCGAATAATCGTGCGATCTTTAGTTGGATGGGTAACACAGAGTCATATGACACTGATGCCACTGACGTTAGAAATCACGGTCTCCACGAAACCATCGTTATGGTAAGTGCTACTGGCGTAAGATATTCTGCGATATATCCAAGTACTGTCATTACAGAGAAACAGACTAACGGTACCACCAGTACACTAGCGATCACTGGTACTGAACCACAAAGAGGTTCATTCAATGTGACTGCTGGTCGAAGTTACTATGGTGACAGACCTATTGAGTTACATCAAAATAATGGCGGACACGTCTTGGTTCCTTGGTCACTAAGGGGTCAAGAGTTTGGTAACGTATCGACTAGATACGGAGATAGTACATATTACTTATTTGCAAAAGAAGCGTGTACCGTAGAGTTCTTTGTAAATGAAACAAACGGTATCAATGGTACTGCGACTAGAACCGTATCGTTAAGTGCGAACACAGTGACATCCGAAACATTTACTGGAATCGATAACCAGTACGTGTTTATTACATCTAATAAAGATATTGTCGTTACGGTAAAAGAAGCACAAGGTGATAAGTACAAAATACCACCGATGAAACAAGTGGTATATCGTTCGTATAATTCTTACGAGAGAACAGCTGTAAACACTGTACCGTCAACTGCCACTGGCAACCTCGTTACAGATACCACACATAATGTCTTTGTAGTTAAAGTAGGTGACGGTGCTGGTTCTGACGGAACTCAAGGTTTACCTGAAGAGTTCTTATCGAACACCTACTCTTGGGGTGACTCACTCAAGGATTATTGTCTTGTTGCGAGAGATGATGACACTAATGTTCATGTCTCTTATTATGATTCAACAGACGACAAGTGGGTAGTACTAGATTACCACCATATGAATGCTAGCAACTTAATTGCCCGTAATGGTAACAATGGTTCAGGTGCAAGCGGTGCATCCGGAGATCAGGACGGTGCATCCACGGTCGCAATGTTTGCGGGTGGTGCCAACCTGTGGAAATTCGAATCCGACAAACCTGTTTTGTTACGAGTAAATGATACTGCTGGGGACGAAGAGTCTATAGTTGGTTGGACATCTACTCTTGCTGAAGATGGGTATGATTCAGGAACCTTCCAAGGTTTCCGTGAGATGACTGACTATCAAATGGGTTTCACCTTTGGTCAACTCGCAGCTAACCGTAGAGCAACTTTAGGTAACATTGGATCATACGAATTACGTAGTTCCGCTCAAGGTACTCCGACAGCATCTGGAACATGGACAGTAAGAGGAACGGCAACCGATACACGTAAAGATACGAGTGATGTCGTCTATACTAGAACTCGTGCATCCAACTACACCAGTGTAAGTACAAGGGACTTCGCACGTACCAGAAATTCTAACTTTACTCGTACCAGTCAACGGATCCGTAACTCTAGTTATACTGGTAACTACAATAGAGACTTTACAGGTAATTACACCGCAGATTACACTGGTGATTATTCTCGAACACGTGTCAGTAATTATAGTCGTGGATTTGTTGGTAACTATAGCCGAGACTATGTCGGTAACTATTCTAGAACTAGAACATCTAATTTCCTTAGAAATCGTGTAACACCGAGAAACTCTAATTATACGGGTAACTACTTAGCGTCACGTTTTTCAACATTCTCAGCTGATTACACACGAACTCGTGATAGTAGTTTCATCGGTAACTATGCACCAAATTATGTCGGCAATTACAGTCGAAACTATGTAGGAAACTATTCACGAGAGTTCATCGGTAACTATACTGGTGACTTTGCTAGAACTTCGACTAGAGTATCTATTCTAAATCGAGTCAGTAACTACACTCGTGTATCTACCAGAAATCGCACTAGCGCATATACTACTGTCTTCACTAGAGATCGTACCAGTGCCTACACAACAGACTTTACCCGAACCAGAATTTCATCATATAGTGGTGTTTATAGTAGAACAAGAGTTTCAGCATATGCTAGAACATCAACTCGTACTAGGGTAGAGACGTACAACAGAAATTTCGTTGGTGAGTACGTTGGTAACTATAGTCGCAATTTCGCTGGAGAGTACAGTCGTAACTATATTGGTAATTATAGCCGGAACTACGTTGCGGATTATACTGGTAACTATGTCGGTAACTACTCGCGGAACTTCGGTGGAGATTATACCGGAGACTTCACACGTTCATTCGAAGGGAACTACTCCAGAAACTTTATTGGTAACTATAGTCGGAACTACGTAGGAGATTTCGCTGGTAACTATACCAGAAACTTCATAGCATATTACACTGGTGATTATACGGGCAACTATACCCGAACGTCACAAAGAGTAAGTACTCGTGGTCGAGTTAGTACATACGCTAGAACTCGTATAACACCTCGAAATAGTTCATATACTAGAGTCTCAACACGTGATAGAAGTAGTGCATACACTAGAGTCTCTACACGTAATAGAAGTAGTGCATATACTCGATCTAGAGCATCTTCTTATACTAGAAATAGAAACAGTGCATATACTAGAGTCTCTACTCGTACATCCGCACGTACACGTAACTCTGCTTACACTCGTCTTCGTCTTTCCGCATATGCTAGAACTAGACCTAGTAGTTATAGTGGTGCGTATGCACGTACTAGAAACAGTGCATATACTCGTACCTCCTCACGAACAGTGGCCTATACCGGCAACTATAGTCGATCAGTAACCTATACAGGTAACTATACTCGTGCATTTGCTGGTGATTATGTCGGTAACTTTCTGGGTAACTACGCTCGTGAATTTTCCGGTAACTATCTGGGTAACTACGGTCGAGGATTTGTAGGCGACTATACGGGTAACTACACTGGTAACTACGCTCGGGCATTTGGCGGTAACTATACTGGCGACTACCTCAGAGGTTTCGTTGGTGACTATACTGGTAACTATACTGGTAACTACGCTCGTGCATTTGCTGGTAACTATCTAGGTAACTTCGGTCGAGGATTTGTTGGTGACTATACTGGTAACTATACTGGTAACTTCAACCGTGGTTTCGCGGGTAATTATACGGGTAACTTCAACCGAGGATTTGTTGGCGACTATGCTGGTAACTTCACTGGTAACTATAACCGAACATTAGTATTTACGGGTAACTTCGTTGGTAACTATAACCGTGGTTTCGCGGGTAACTTCACTGGTAACTTCAACCGTACTTACGTAGGAAACTACACTGGTGCCTACAGCCGTACTTTCGTAGCAAACTACGCTGGCGATTTTATCGGTAACTACGGCAGAAACTTTGCCGGTAACTTCACTGGTAACTTTAGTAGAAACTTTGCCGGTAACTATGGCGGTAACTTTAGTAGATTATTTGCCGGTAATTACACTGGTAATTACACTGGTAACTATGCTCGAGGATTTGCCGGTAACTTCGTTGGTAATTACAGTAGAACATCATATTATATTGGCAACGCGGCTTACACACGTATATCCACAAGGGCTGGATCATTCGCTCGAACCCAAGCCTTTGCGAGATATTACTATCCAAATCTAATCTACTACACTCGTTTCTTGTATTATATAGGCGGTACTGCGTACTATACAGGTAACTATAGTCGGAACACATCGTTTAACCGTACTGTTGGTTATCTCCGTACATCTACCCGTACTAGCACAAGAAACTATCTTCGTTATTCGACCAGAGTGTCCGCACGTAACAGAAGTAGCATATATACTCGTACATCAACTCGTACTAGAAGTAGTGCATATACACGTACATCTACCCGTACTAGTGCTAGAAACTATACCCGTACATCTACTCGTACATCGACTAGAAATAGAGTCAGTGCATATTCGGGTGCGTATGCAAGAAATAGAGTCAGTTCTTATACTCGTACATCAACTCGTACTAGAATAAGTTCTTATCAGCGAACTCGTATTACCGATTATAGTAGAGTCAGTTCTTATCTCCGTACATCTACTCGTACATCGACTCGCACTAGAATTAGTTCTTACCTCCGTACATCGACTAGAAATAGAATTAGTTCTTATCTCCGTACATCTACTCGTGTATCATCTCGTGCTAGAAATAGTAATTATACTCGTACATCGACTCGCACTAGGAATAGTTCTTATCTTCGTACATCCACGAGAATCTCAGCTCGTACTAGAAATAGTAATTATGTTCGTACATCAACTCGTACTAGGAACAGTAACTATCTTCGTACCTCTACTCGTGTATCGTCTCGTGCTAGGAATAGTAACTATACTCGTACATCAACTAGAACACGTTATAGTGCATATACTCGAACCAGAATTACAAACTCTACCAGAAGTCGAGTAAGTGTGTATACTCGCGCTAGAGGGTCAACTCTGGTTTATACTAGAACCCGAAATTCTGTATTCAATTATACTGGCAATTATGTACGTGGTTTTGTTGGTGATTATACTGGTACCTACAGTCGAAACTACGTAGGTAACTATATGCGTGGTTTTGTTGGTAACTACAACCGTGGCTTCGTTGGTGATTATGCCGGTAATTACACTGGTAATTATCAGAGAACGTTTATTGGTAACTACGGTAGAACCTTTGTAGGAAACTATAGTCGAGTCTTCGGTGGAGATTATACTGGTAACTATGCTCGTGCATTCGCGGGAGATTATACTGGTAACTATTCTCGCGCATTTGTCGGGGACTTCATTGGTAACTACGGTAGAACATTTGCGGGAGATTATACTGGTGATTATGTCGGTAACTACACAAGAATATCTACACGTGTCAGTTCAGTTACTCGTTCATCAGCATACGCCAGAACTCGTATAACGCCTAGATCCAGTAGTTACGCACGAACCAGATCCAGTAGTTATGCACGAAACAGAATCGAAAATTACACGTCTTTATTTACTAGAGTCCGATCGAGTAGTTATGCTCGTACTTCAACCAGACTGCGTAATGAAAATAGACCGTCAGCCTATACTCGTACACGTACTAGTGTTTACTCGCGAGTTCGCGGAAGTAACTATACGAGAACATCGGTTAGGACTAGAGTATCTAGTTATTCTCGTAGTTTTGCTGGTGATTACATTGGCAACTATACTCGTGGTTTTGTTGGAGAATACACTGGTGCCTATAGTAGAAACTTCGGTGGTAACTATGTAGGAAACTTCACTAGATTATTTGGTGGTAACTACACAGGCAATTTCACCAGAGTGTTTGGTGGTAACTATACAGGTGATTTCACTAGAACCTTTGTTGGTGAATACACAGGTAATTACACATCTCATTACACAACAGCCTTCACCGTCACAAGAGTATCTGCATATAGTAGAACAAGACCTTCTTCATATGCTAGATCCCGTACTTACGCAAACTTCGTAGGTGCGACCGGAACTTACGCAGGCGGGTTTACACGTGTTCGTGACTCAAGTTTTGCGGGTAACTATACTGGCAACTATGCAAGAGAGTATGTCGGAAACTTCTTGAGAGTAAGTGTTGGTACATACGCAGGTGATTTCACCGGAAACTATACCGCAGACTATGTTGCTCATTATTCTCGTACCAGAGTTTCCGCATATACCAGAAATAGATCATCGGTATATACTCGTGGTTTTGTGGCCATATATACTAGATTGAGAAACAGTAATTTTAATAGACTCCGTACATCTTCATATACTAGAGAGTCTATAACTCCGTTCACAGGGAACTATGCGGGCGATTATGTCGTACCTTACCTTGGAAACTATACCGCAGATTACACAGGTGATTATGGTAGAACTTTTGTAGGAAATTACTCAGGAACAACAATTGGACAAAGTACATCCACTGTAGAGACTTATACACTGTACTTACGAACTGCATAAATAATTGCACGATATATCATCGAAACAACTGAGGAGATTGAGATGAGCAGTAGAAAATGGTTAGACAATGCGTTTTGGGAAACTGAAGATAAGAACGAACTAAACTGTATTTTAGAATTAGAAGACGATATTGGTCGAGTAACTAGACAGGTCATGCGTCTGAATAAACTTGATAAGGAAGGTAATCCCAATGAGGATTACGAAGAAGTCATTGAAGTATTAACTGAAAAATTAGTTGATGACAACACGACCGATCGTCATGTTCGCAAGAAACAAGAGAAAGAAGAGAAACAACAACGTGACGTTGAACACGCTAAGGCACGTAAACTAGAAGATCTCTTCAACTATAAGATGGAAGCGTTTGAAGTAGAAGAAGTAAAATCTTCGAAGAACCGTAAATTGAAAGCGAAACTTAGACGTGCAAAGAGTAGAATCGAAGTTGACATGTACGCGATTATGATTCTCCAAGATACGATAGCTCTGGAAGAGGCAGCGGTCGATGGAAAAGAGTAAAGGCATTGTAATTGTCGCATCGAACAAACCAAACTTTTATGTTTATGCGATTAACTTAATCGATTCTATTCGTGATTATCATGAAGATGCTAATATCACATTGGTATGCGAACCGTGGATGATCGATGGACGAGCAAGAAGCTTAGCAGATAAAATCATACATTGTGACAACCACTACCGTGCCAAACTATGGGGCATGGCGAAATCTCCTTATGATATAACAATGTATATTGATGCTGATATGGAATGTGAACACGAAGACATCGCAAAGGTCTACGATGAGTTAGGTGACTACGATGTCATGTTCTCTGAATTGACCGATGATCGTGATTACATTTATGCTGAACGAGACTTTAGTACTCCCGAAGGGAATGCGAAGTTTACTCTTTGTGGGGGTGTCTGTCTGTATGATATGACTAAACCTATTGTCCGTGAGTTCATGGATGACTGGTGGGATCTGACTCGTAGACAGATGAATGACTCTTGGTGGCCAGAAGGATATGCAGACAGTCTCAAGTCTTGGGATCAGTTCTCTCTTTGGTGGTTAACTGAGAAAGATCCGAAGTACAAGGATCTGAAGGTAGGAATATTTAAAGATGATTTGCGTTGGAATTACTATAACGCATTTAATTGGCAACAAACGAGACCAGATGGTGAAGTTGTATTGAGACATTACTCGTGTGGTCTGGATAAGGACGGACATATTTTATGAGTGAAGTAGACTACAGGATGCAAACCATCCCTATTAACAACCCAGAGTTAATTGAAATTCTTGATGACTATAGGAAGGCTGGCGCACTTGATGGGTTCGAAAAGTATATGCACTTGACGTGTTCAGACGCGTCAGACAAAAAAGATTGGTTCACTGGTGAAGAATACCTCAAGGAAATTATTGCACAGGGTGAAAGACACGAAGGTTTTCCAGATGCAATGTACGGATACGAGTTTCGAGTTAATACTAAACTGCATAAATTCTTTAAGAACGACCATGCGGAATCTTCGGACGAAGCGAGATTCCGTTCTGAGTTCATGAAGTTGTTGACCGAAACGAATACCAAGATGATTAATTTCATGGGTTGTCGTAACAATGCATTATCTGCCGCGTATCCTAAAGACGGATTTATCGCTTGGCATAACAATGCGAATGCAGCTGCATGGAATATGATTTTCACATACAGTGAGACAGGTGATGGTTGTTTCAAGTATTGGGATATAGAGAAAGGTGAAATCGTGGTCATGCAAGACGTGCCGGGTTGGCAATTGAAAGCAGGATACTTCGGTAGTTATAGAGAAGAAGATAAGATTTTCTATCATGCTGCTGAGACTAACTGTTGGCGACAAACGGTTTCTTTTTGTTTCGATACCTCACCTGTTGCACAACTATTCCGTGAAGAAATAATAGATGAAATAATGTCGGAATAAAGATTCCAATTGTTATAAATAAAGCAAGAAAACATATTTAAAGACGGGACTAATGGCTGAATACGAAGATTTCAATATAGACCAAGGATCAGATGTTGCAATTGAATTGCACCTTCAGGATACTGACGGTACTAAGAAAGACTTGACTGCACATACAGTCACGTCTAAAATGAAAAGAAATTACAATGCTGGCGCAGAGGGTACAGTAGAATTTACTACGGCCCTAGGCAATCCACCAACGGATGGTATCGCCATCCTGTCTCTGACGAACGAACAAACTGATCAACTGGTTACGACTGGTCGTTACGTATATGATGTAGAAGTTTCTTATGTTGATACAGACAATAATATTATTATTGAACGTGTCCTCGAAGGAAAAATAAAAGTTAACCCATCAGTTACACGATAGGGGAAAAGGAAAGATGGCGGTTATAGTTACTACGAACGGAACGACTAGAGTAAAGAAAGTTGTTGTAGGTCGTCCCGTGAGAAGAATTAACAGTGCTACTGGCAATATCAACAACTTGGCGGGAGTTGATACGTCCGGTGCAGTGCAAGGTAGTGTCCTCATTTATGATGAAACATCTTCCAGCTTTATAGCAACCACAGACTTAGAAGATCAAAATCTTAATGGAGGCCAATATTAATGGCAAGTAAAATTCTAATAAAACGTTCAGGGACTACTGGTTCTCCCTCGACATTACGTTCAGGTGAAATGGCATATAGTTATGCCACTGGACATCAAAAGTTATTTATAGGTTGGGGCGCAGAAACAACGCCTGGCGAAGCGGACAACATCGGTGTTATCGGTGGTGTTTATTTCACCAGTATGTTGGATCATGCTGCGGGTACACTTACCGCAGGTTCAGCACTGATTGTTGATGCTAACAAAAAGATTGACAACTTAAAAGTAGATAACCTCGATCTTAATCTCAATACAATCAGCACAACAAATACGAACGGAAATCTTGTTCTAGCACCAAACGGAACAGCTCATGTTGATGTTAGTTCATCTAAGATCATTAATGTTACCGATCCAAGTGGTGATCAACACGCTGCTACTAAAAAATACGTAGATGATCAAGTAGGCGCAGTCGTATCTGACTTCACTATCAGTGATGGAACAGACTCAGATTTATTCTCTACTGGCGAAACATTAACGTTTGCCGGTGGAACAGGTATAACCTCTACAGTAACGAATAACCAAGTTAGTCTCGCCATCACTAACACAGCTGTCACCGCCGGCAGTTATGGTTCCGCTACTGCAATTCCTGTTATCACTGTAAACGAACAAGGTCAGATCACTAATACATCTACTAGTGCAATCACAACTACTATGGCAGTTGCCGTAGATAATGCTGGCCCCGATGGAGACTCAGCGGGTACAATCGCATTAGCTACTGACACACTAACGTTTGTTGGTGATTCGTCTCAGGGTATTGATATATCTTTCAATGATGCATCTAAGAAATTTACTATTACAGGTGAAGATGCGACAGTAACCAATAAGGGTGTTGCAAGTTTTGCTACGGCAGACTTCGCAGTTTCAAGTGGTGCGGTAAGTATTAAGACTGGTGGTGTATCGAATACACAACTTGCTGGTTCTATCGCAAACAACAAACTGGCAAATAGTTCATTAACCGTTACTGCGGGTGACGGACTTGGTGGTGGTGGTTCAGTAGCACTTGGTAGTTCAGTATCACTAAATGTAAACGTAGATAACAGTACTATCGAGACAAGTAGTGATACACTCCGTATTAAAGACGGTGGTGTTACTAACGCTAAACTGGACAACGACAGTCTCACAGTTGGTAGTACTAGTATTGCACTTGGTGCATCATCCACAGTACTTGCTGGTTTAACCCAGATCGATGTCGATAATATCCGTATTGATGGCAACACCATTAGTACAACTAACGGTGGTGCAACCGAACTTTACTTAGATCCTAATCCTGTTGGTGACTCAGGTACCGTTGTCGTTCGGGGTAACTTGACTGTACAGGGTCTTACAACCACTATCCACTCTACCGAAGTAACTATCAATGATCTGACTCTCATTCTTGGAGACAGTGCTGATAATGCTGCGGAAGCAGATGGTGCTGGTCTTATCGTTGGTTCTTCAACTTTTACTGGTGGAGATCGTCCAACATTCTTATATGAAGCATCAGGCGATAAGTGGGTAGCTAACAAAACCATTGATGCAACTATCCTTGGTATGTCAGAGACTATCGATGACCGTGTATCAAGCTTATTGTTAGCGGGTGAAGGTATTGATCTTACGTATGCCGATGCATCAAACTCGTTGACCGTTACAGCTGAAACCGCAACCGCTACTAATCTTGGTGTTGCGAAGTTCCCAACTGCGAACTTTACGTTGACATCTGGATCTGTTGCGATTAGTACAATTGACGGTGGAACATACTCATAAATAAGTGTACCGACTCCCTTCGGGGAGTCTAAACTTATAATTATTCGGAGATAGGTCTTGAGTACAACTATTAAACATAAGAAGAGCACGGTCAAAGGCGTTGCGCCTGGCACCAGTGATCTCGTTCTAGGTGAAATTGCGATAAATACCAACGAAGGTATAATTTATATAAAGACCGAAGACTCTAGTAGTGCGGTAGATATCATAGATTTTAATCAACTCAAAGTATATAACTCTTCGGGTACAAGGATCAATTAATGGCAAGTCCAAATTCTAGACAAGAGATGATCGATTACTGCTTGCGTAGTTTGGGTTCACCCGTGATCGAAATAAACTGTGATGATGAACAGATCGAAGATCGTGTCGATGAAGCCATGCAGTGGTTTCGTGAGAATCATCCAGATGGATCTCGAAGACACTACATGTCATTCGCGTTAACACAGGATGATATAGACAACGGTTATGTGGATCTGGCTGACGATAGTATTACTACCGTTGTTCGTATATTCCCAATCAATACTGTTTCTCAAACAACAAATTTCTTTGACATCAAATATCAAATGATGTTGAATGATGTGACCGACTTAAATAACTTTGCCGGTGACATCGCATACTACGAACAAATGCAACAACATCTATCATTACTCGATATGAAACTAACGGGTATTCCAGAGATGACACACGACAGACAAGGTAATCGTCTGTACTTCTATGTGAGTACCGAGAAACTATCGGTCGGTGATAACATTGTTGCAGAAGTGTACGGAATAAGAACTCCGGATTCAACAACAGAATACAATTCATTGTGGAACCATAAGTTCCTTAAAGAGTATACCACAAGTCTCATTAAAAGGCAATGGGGAACCAACCTATTAAAGTTTGATGGTATGACCTTGCCTGGCGGTGTTCAGATCAACGGACGTTCTATCTTTGAGGACGCTAATAACGAGATCGAACAAATTAAAGTTAGGTTTAGGGAAGAGGAAGATGTGGGCCCTGTCTTCTTCGTAGGATAACATGGCAACAAATCCATATATAAGCAAAAAGGTACGTTCAGAACAACACCTGTATGAAGACATCGTAATCGAGTCTTTAAAGTTCTATGGTGAGGACGTATACTATCTCCCACGTGAGATCGTCAACAAGGATAAGATCTTTGGTGATGACATCCCCTCACGTTTTTCTGACGCCTACAAGATCGAGATGTACATCGAAAACCAAGAAGGTTTTGATGGAGAGGGTGACTTGTTCACTAAGTTCGGTATTGAGTTACGTGACCAAGCAACCTTTGTTGTCGCACGTAGACGTTGGAAGAAGATGGTGGGTGACAATCTGGCTGAGAACGGTTTCCGTCCTCGTGAAGGTGATGTCATTTACTTGCCTATGTCAGAGTCTATGTTCGAGGTTCTCAAGGTAGAGACTGAGACGCCATTCTATCAGTTGAGTAACCTACCTACATTCCGTATGCAGTGTGAGTTATTCGAATACAGTGATGAAGACTTTGATACTGAGATTGCATCTATTGATGCGGTTGAGTATGAAGGTGCGTTCCAGTATAAACTTACAATGAATACAAGTGATCAGAATCTTCCTTCGTTGACACCAGTACTGGACGATCAAGGTAGAATTAGTGAAGTGACTGTCAATTCATCTGGATCGGGTTATACATCCGCACCTGTCTTGAATTTCCCTGTTATTTCAAATCAGTCCGTATTTGGCGCATCATCTTTCCACGCATTCCTTGGTCACGGTGACGAACGACAGTATCTATTGACTAGTGATGTCGGTAGTGTGGAACTATTCTTTAAGGTTAGAAATCTACCCTCAAGTGGTCAACAAGCATTGTTGTACACGGGTGGCAATAGTCTGAAGAACCAACAAGTGTTTGGTGTTAATCAGTCGGGTAATCTTGTCTATTCTTATAATGATAATGATGGACATGGACAGAAAGAATTAACCTCAGCAGCTGTCTCTGTATCTGGTTGGAACCACTTTGTATTTGGTGTTGATAACGATAGTGCCGGTGGAGATCCTAAACGATTATATGCGTACCTAAATGGTTCAGAACTTTTGGATTCTGTTTCACCTGTATCGCATGACCTTATCAATGGTACTGGATATGCAGTCGGTGGTTTGGCTGCACGTAATGCGGACGGTATCGAATATAGTATCTTTGATGGTTACATTGATGAGTTCCGTGCCTTAGCGGGTAATCGTGCAACTATTCTGGATAACCGACTTGACAGTAACTTAGACTTGGTAGTCCCAACTGCTGCGTATGATAGTGATGTTAATACTGCTAAGATTAATAGTGCTGATGGTACTAACGCTGTATTGACTGCGGTACTGTCCAACGGTGGTATCGGTTCTGTTGATATCGGTAACGCTGGTTTACATTACACTTCTGTCCCAACAATAACTATAGATGCACCTACAGACGGTGGTCGGTTCGTTGTCGGTGAAACTGTCACACAGACCAACACTGAATACACGATCAAAGGTGAAGTTACTTCTTGGAACGATAGTGATCGTATATTACAACTTGCTCATGTGGGTAGTACAGACGGAAAATATCGTACATTCACTGACACTACGCCAATAGTCGGAGTATCGTCTGAAGCAGAGTGGGTTCCGAAACTTGTAGAAGAACTACAACAAATTCAACAGTCAGCCCAGAATAAAATATTTGATGATTTTGAAGGAGACTTCCTAGACTTCTCAGAATCCAATCCATTTGGAGATGCATTCTAATGTTTGGATCTTGGTTTTATAACAAGAGAGTTCGTACTGCCGTATCGGTATTCGGTTCTATATTTAATAATCTTCATGTGTTGCGACAGAACTCTGCCGGAGAGACTATCTCTCAAGTCAAGGTTCCCCTATCGTATGCACCTAAGAGATCCTTTATAGAACGTCTGCAAGAAATGCAACAGGGTGAGGACGCAGAACGTAGGGTAGCCATCAAGTTACCACGTATGTCGTTCGAGATAACTAACTTGGCATATGATGCGGAGAGACAGTTACCCAAGGTAAACAAGTTTGCCAGATCCGGTACTGACGTTAGTAAGAAGAAAAGATTCTATACATCTGTTCCCTACACAATGGGATTTCAGTTGAACGTATATGCAAAATCTCAAGATGATGCGTTACAGATAGTCGAACAGGTTATACCTTATTTCAACCCACAATATACTTTGTCGATAAAACCATTTACTGATTACACAGAGATTGTTGAGGACGTACCAATTATACTTAATGGTATTACTTTCTCAGATGACTTCGAAGGATCGGTAGGTCAAAGACGTACCATCATATACACTCTGGACTTTGAAATGAAGATGTCATTCTATGGCCCAGAGAAAGAATCATCTATCATCCGTGAAGTTGACACAAACTTCTTCTTAAAAGAAGAGGGTTTCAACGACAGTGACTTATTTGTCGAAAGACTAAATATAACACCAAGTCCCACTAATGTGTCGCCTGACAGTGACTACGGGTTTAATGAACTACTGTATGATATCGAGAAATAATGGCTGATGATAAGAATGTTAACACAGATTATGAGTACTCACGTGATACCTACTACGAGTTAATCGAGAAGGGTAGAGAGTCGTTAGAACTCATGATTGAAGTGGCACGGGAGTCAGAACACCCCCGTGCATTTGAAGTGTTATCCGGAATGATAAAGAACATTTCGGACGTAAACGATAAACTGATGGACTTGAACAAAAAGAACAAGGACATTAAACAGGAACCTAAACAGATTGAAGGTGGTACTACCAACAACAATGTGTTCATAGGTTCTACAACTGATCTGCAAAGAATACTTCATAATGAACCAAAGGTGATAAATGGTGAATCCAGCAGAGAAGAATAGCTACCTAGGCAATCCTAATGTAAAGAAGGATGGGGTTGCAGAGGAGTGGACAGAGGAGTCGGTAAGAGAGTACGCACGGTGCATGAATGACCCAGCGTATTTTGCTCGCACCTATGTTAAAATTATCTCGCTTGATGATGGACTAGTTAACTTTAACTTGTATCCATATCAAGAGAATATGTTTAACCACTTTAACGATAATCGTTTCTGCGTAGTGCTTGCTTGCCGTCAGTCGGGTAAAAGTATTTCGTCTGTGGTTTACATTCTATGGTACGCGATATTTCATCCGGAAAAAACAATTGCAGTTCTAGCAAACAAAGGCGCAACTGCAAGGGAGATGTTAGGTCGTGTTACGCTCGCATTGGAAAACTTACCGTTCTTTTTACAGCCAGGTTGTAAAGCACTCAATAAAGGTAGTATTGAGTTTAGTAATAACTCTAGAATTATTGCAGCTGCCACTTCAGGCAGTTCTATTCGTGGTATGTCTGTCAACCTCTTGTTTCTTGATGAGTTTGCGTTTGTGGAAAGAGCAAATGAATTCTATACTTCTACATATCCTGTGGTATCAGCCGGTCGGGATACTAAAGTCATTATCACGTCTACTGCGAACGGTATTGGGAATCCCTTCGAAAAAATCTGGACGGGTGCGAAACAAGGCGTAAATGATTTTAAACCATTTGAGGTCAACTGGCATGATGTGCCAGGCAGGGACGAAGAATGGAAACGACAGACAGTAGCGAACACGTCACAACTTCAGTTCGATCAAGAATTTGGTAACACCTTCTTCGGAACAGGTGATACCCTAATTAACGCAGAGACTCTTCTGTCACTACGTGCATCTAACCCCATAGACTATCTCAATGGGGGAGACTTCCTAGTTTACGATAAGCCACAAAAAGGACATGAATACCTTGTATGTGTCGATGTATCGAAGGGAAGAGGACAGGACTATTCTACGTTTAACGTTATCGACATTAGCGTGAAACCTTTTAAACAGGTCGCCGTCTATCGCAATAATTCTATTTCGCCTGTGCTTTTTCCTAATATTATATATAAGTATTCGAATCTCTACAATGAAGCCTATGTGGTAATTGAGTCGAATGATCAAGGTACGGTCGTATGTAACGGGTTATACTATGATCTAGAATACGAGAATGTGTTTGTATCATCTGCGGTAAAGTCGGACTCTATTGGTATTGAGATGACCCGCAAGACTAAACGTCTAGGTTGTACCGCAATCAAGGATATTCTTGAAGAGAAGAAACTAGACATCGTAGATGAGAATACCATCTTGGAGATATCAACCTTCGTAGGTAAAGGACAATCATACGAGGCGAGTGACGGTAACCATGATGACTTGATGATGAATCTAGTAATGTTTGGGTACTTTGTGTCCACACAGTTCTTTGCTGATATGACAGACATCAATCTAAAAGAGATGATGTTTGAGGAACAGATGAGACAAATAGAAAACGATGTTCCCCCAGCCGGATTTATCGATGACGGGACAGATTATATCGAACATGAAGAGTCTCAGAGATTAGATGGTGAGGATATGGAAGATTGGATGCACAGGACGCATGGTACAGTAGGTGTGCAAGATTGGTGAAATACCGGAATGTATAAATAAAGGTATTGAAGAAAAAATCGTATCATGCAAACTTATAATTCGCAAACCGAAAAAAGGAAAAAGTTATGGCAACATCAGCTTCTCCCGCAATTGTAGTCAAAGAGATTGATCTCACTGGTGTAGTACCCAGTGTAACGTCATCGACTGGCGCCTTTGTAGGGAAATTTCGTTGGGGGCCTGTACAAGAACGCACACTAGTAGCAGATGAATCTGGTCTAGTAAGCGTCTTCGCTGCACCCGACACAAGTAATGCCGTAGATTTTATATCTGCTGCATCGTTCTTAAAATATTCAAACTCACTTTACGTTGTACGTGAAGCAACAGACTCTGCCTTCAATGCAAGTTCTTCTCATGTAGTAGGTATCGAAGGTGTTGATAGTTCCGGTATGGTTCTTCAGATCCGCAACCGTGATCATTTCGACACATTGAACCTAGGCGTAGTCGGAACATCGAACACTGGTTCTTTTGTCGCTAAGTACCCTGGCGAGTTAGGTAACGCATTAGCGGTTGCCTTCTGTCCTGCTGGCGATTCTGCATTTAGTGCTTGGGATTACGCAGGCGCGTTCGACCAATCTGCGGGAACTTCACCGTACTTGTCAAGCATCAACGAATCATCAACTAATGATGAAATGCACGTTGCTGTTGTCGATCGTACTGGTGCAATCTCTGGTACTAAAGGAACTGTTCTAGAAACATTCCCACACGTATCTATGCTGAAAGGTGCTTCGACTCCAGATGGAACCCCGAACTACATCTCAGACGTTATCAACAATAAGTCTAACTACATTTGGAACAGTTACTTCGGTGACGATTCTGCATTTGGTTCGGCACACGATAACTTTGGACACTTGATCGGAGAAACCGCTTCTGTCGATTCTGCTCAGGATTACGCTGTACCTCTGGCAGGTTGGACAAACGCAAAGAGTCTTGTTACTTTGGGTCGAGGAACAGATGGTTCTGCTATCGGCACTGGTGAATACTCTACTGGTTTTGATCTGTTCGAAGACGTTGAGACTGTACAAGTGGACATGTTGATTGCTCCTGCTCACGCTAACAAGACTGACGGTAACACCGTTGTAAATGATCTTGTTGCAATCGCTAAAGGACGTAAAGATTGTGTTGTAACTACTTCCCCCGATAAGGCTGCAATTACAGGTACTACTCCTGTAACTAGCACAACTTCGTTTGCGAGTGGTTGTACTCGTTCATCTTACCTTGTTGTTGATAACAACTGGTTCAAGGTATATGACAAGTATAACGATCAATACATCCAAATCCCAGCTAACGCTGGTACCGCCGGTCTATTCGCTGGTACTGACGCAGTAGCTGCACCGTGGTTCTCTCCTGCTGGACAGAGACGTGGTAACTACTTGGGTGTAACAGACATTCTATCTAACCCTAACAAGACTCAGAGAGATACTCTGTACAAAGCAGGTGTTAACCCAATCGCCAACATTCCAGGCGCTGGTGTTATCCTGTTCGGTGACAAGACCTTTGAATCACGTCCAAGTGCATTCGATCGAATTAACGTTCGTAGATTGTTCCTTGTTCTTGAACGTCAAATTGCTCTTGCTGCCAAGAACGTAATGTTTGAATTCAATGACGAGTTTACTCGTGCAGAGTTTACAAACATCGTAGAACCTTTACTCCGTGAAGTACAGGGTCGAAGAGGTATCACTGACTTCCGTGTCGTTTGTGACGAAACAAACAACACACCGGCTGTCATTGATAGAAATGAATTTATCGCTTCAATCTTCATCAAACCCGCTCGTTCTATTAACTTCGTAACGTTGAATTTCGTTGCAGTTAGAACTGGTGTTGAGTTTGACGAAGTAGTTGGCACGGTATAAGGGGAGATAAGAAATGGCTGTATTAGGTGTAGATGACTTTAAGTCAAAACTCCGTGGTGGCGGTGCGCGACCCAATCTCTTCAAGGCAACATTGAACTTCCCTGCTTACGCTGGTGGAGATGTAGAACTTGCATCCTTCCTGTGTAAGACAGCGGCATTACCTGTGTCAGAAATGGCACTGGTAACTGTTCCGTTCCGTGGACGCCAATTGAAGATTGCGGGCGATCGTACTTTCGCTAACTGGACTGTAACTGTAATCAACGACACAGACTTTAGTGTTCGTGACGCTATGGAGCGTTGGATGAATGGTATTAATGCACATGCTGCAAATACTGGTTTGTCTAACCCTGTAGATTACGAAGCTGATCTGTCAGTTGATCAATTAGACCGCAATGGAGATGTATTGAAAACATACAACTTCCGTGGTTGTTTCCCGACTAATGTGTCGGAGATCGCATTGTCTTACGAGACTAATGATACGATCGAAGAGTTCACTGTAGAATTTGCTATCCAATATTGGGAATCAAATACTACTAGTTAATTCTAGTATAAGTAATGAATGGAAGGGGGGAATTGTCTCCTCTTCCATTTTACTATTCAGTTTTGAGGTTTTAAATGGCAGAAGACAATAACGGTCTAAAACTCTTTGGTTTTGAAATAAAGAGAGCGACCAAAGAAAAGGACAAAGAAAAACTACCTTCTATTGTACCAACGGCTGATCCCGATGGTGCTGGGTACGTTACTGCCAGTGGTTCACACTTCGGTGCATATATTGATATGGACGGTGCGGACTCTAAGGACAACACACAACAAATTCAAAAGTATAGGGGTGTTGCACAACATCCTGAAGTCGATGCTGCTATCGAAGATATTATCAACGAGTCTATCTCTGGTTCAGAAATGGAATCTCCGGTTGGTCTGGATCTCGATAAGGTAAAAGCATCCGATAAGATTAAGAAGAACATCATTGAAGAGTTTGACGGCATCTGCGCGATGTTGAACTTCAATGAGTTAGGTCACGACATGTTCCGTTCGTGGTATGTAGATGGTCGTTTGTATCACCACTTGGTGGTAAACGAATCTAATATGAAGGCTGGTATCCAAGAGATCCGTCCCATCGATGCTGCAAAGGTACGTAAGGTTCGTGAGGTAAAGTATAAGAAAGACCCATCCACTAACGCAAAGATTGTAGAGAAGACCGAAGAGTTTTACATCTATCAAGAGAAATCTGGTACGCAGTCTGGTGTTAAGTTAAGTCCGGATTCAGTATCCTATGTTACGTCTGGTCTGTTGGATCCTTCTAGAAAACGTGTAGTATCATTCCTACACAAGGCAATCAAACCAATTAACCAATTGCGTATGATGGAAGATTCATTGGTAATCTACCGTCTCGCACGTGCGCCTGAACGTAGAATCTTTTACATAGATGTGGGTAACTTGCCTCCACAGAAGGCAGAGAAACACATGAAAGACATCATGGCTCGTTACCGTAACAAGTTGGTATACGATGCGAACACGGGTCAATTGAAAGATGACCGTAAACATATGTCTATGTTGGAAGACTTCTGGTTACCACGTAAAGAAGGTGGTCGTGGTACTGAGATCTCTACACTGCCTGGCGGTGAGAATCTTGGACAGATCGATGATATTGTATACTTTCAGAAACGACTATATAGATCTTTGAATGTTCCTCTGTCGCGTTTAGAACAAGAGGCTCAGTTCTCTTTAGGTCGTTCAACAGAGATCAACAGAGACGAAGTTAAGTTCCAGAAGTTTATTGATCGTCTGCGAAAACGCTTCGCAACGTTGTTCCTAAATATCCTTCGTAAACAGTTAATACTTAAAGGTATTATCACTGAGTTGGATTGGGAAGAGTGGAAGAATGATATCACGGTTGACTATATACGTGACAACCACTTCACCGAACTGAAGGAAGCAGAAGTACTTAGAGAACGTCTCCAGACTATGGATCAAGTATCTCAGTATGTTGGTGAGTACTTCTCTAAAGAGTGGGTATGGAAGAACGTGTTACAAATGCAAGAAGATGAAGTTGAGACTATCTTGAAACAGATCGCAATTGAATCTAATGCAGAGACCGGAAATGAAGACGAATTTTAATTGGAGAAAATCATGAGTGATACAGAAACAACTGAAGTACAAGAACCTACGCAAATGGAACTGAACCTAAATCAGTTTGTCGATGCGATTCAGGCATCTAACTTTAATAATGCTGGAGATCTATTCAACGATATGTTGGGTAGTAAGATGCAAGATGCTATGGATGCCGAGAAGGTTGCGGTAGCCGATACTATCTTTAATGATGCACCAGAAGAAGAAGAGATAGAAGAGTTAGAATTAGACCTCGAAGATGAAGATGAGTCGGAAGAAGACGAAGTCGAAGAAGAAGAAGAAGACGAACTTTCTTAATAATAATTCGATCTAAAAAACTTTTTTTGTATAAATAAATGTACAAACAGGGAAAAACTTATAGTGAAAACATTTAAACAGATCCGCGAAGCAAAGAAGTATAAGGGTGAAACCGTGTACTCTGCGAAGACTAAAGGGTCTGTAAAGGTTCCGGTAGTTATTGTAAAAGAACCAAAAGGTTACTGCGTGTATATAGACGGTGACAAGTTAGATGTATTCAAGACGCAGTCGGAAGCAATGAAGACTTTAGTCTCAACTGTCAAAGCACTAGGTGGTAAACTCTAATGAAGTTAATTAGCGAATTTAAAGAAAACGATCTTGAGTGTATCGTAGAGAAGAAAGAAAATGGCGAGAAGAATTACGTCATTGAAGGAATCTTCATTCAAACAGAATCAAAGAATAGAAACGGACGTATTTACCCTAAACCAATTATGGAGAAGGCAGTAAATGCATACGTTGAAACCCAAGTTAGCAAGAAACGTGCGGTAGGTGAATTGAATCACCCTGAAGGCCCTACGGTTAACTTGGATAAAGTTTCTCACCTCATCACTGATCTTCGTTTCGAAGGTAATGATGTGGTAGGAAAGGCACAAATATTGGATACTCCAATGGGTAAGATTGTTAAAGGTCTCCTTGATGGTGGTGTACAATTGGGTGTGTCAACTCGTGGAATGGGAAGTCTGGAACAAAGAAATGGCGCAATGTATGTCAAAGACGACTTTATTCTTAGTACGGTAGATATCGTACAAGACCCCTCAGCACCTGACGCTTTTGTCAATGGAATTATGGAAGGTGTGGATTGGGTCTGGAATAACGGCATTTTGGAACCCCAGATTATTGAAGATATGGAGACAGAAATTAAAACCGCACCGAAAGCATTTCAATCCGAAGTGCAGATTCGGGAGTTTAAGAATTTCCTCTCGTTAATCAAATCTAATATGTAAGGAGTCAATTATGACTGAAGAAAGTAAAGTCGAAGTTGAACTTCACGATGAAGAAATTAACGACATTGTGGAGGAAACTCTCGAAGAAGCACAAGCAGAAGTCGTAGAAGCCAAAGATGATACTCCGGTAACGGAACCAGAATCTCTCGCATCTGTCGATAAAGCTGCTGGCGCAACAAATCAGGCACCCGCACCTAAGACCAAAGCCGGTCTGTTGAATGCAATGTATGTCACCGCTTCTAAAATGAAGAAAGGTGAACTGCAAGCTGCATACGACACTATGTTCGGCAAAGGTAAGGTGGCAGAGTCTGTTGCAGAATCTATCGATACAACTTCAGAGTTGGATGCGTTGGTAGAATCTGAAGCCACTCTTTCAGAAGAGTTTAAAGAGAAGACTGCTGTAATTTTTGAAGCTGCTGTCCGTTCTAAGTTAAGCGAAGAAGTTGATCGTTTAGAAGAGCAGTACAAAGAAGAACTGTCTGAAGAAGTATCTGCTGTTAAAGCTGATCTTGTTGAGAAAGTAGATTCTTACATGAATTACGTTGTTGAATCTTGGATGGAAGAAAACAAGGTTGCGGTACAGAACGGTCTCCGTACTGAAATCGCTGAATCATTCATGGGTAAAATGAAAGATCTATTCGTAGAATCTTACATCGATGTCCCTGAAGCAAAAGTTGACCTAGTTGACGAACTTGCAGAACAAGTAACTGAGTTGGAAGAAAAACTTAACTCAACTACTGGTGACGCAATTAAGTTAAGCGAAGAACTCGAAGTATTGAAGCGTGATGCAATCATCGCTGAAGCATCTCGTGGTCTTGCTGACACCCAAGTAGAGAAGTTAAAAGGACTTATCGAAGGAATCGACTTTGACGAAGAAACATTCGCGTCTAAAGTAGGTATCGTAATCGAGTCACACTTCGCTAAAGAACCTGTTGATAACGCAGAAGTTGAACAGATTGTAGAAGACGCGGATCAAACCGTAGAGATCTCAAGTTCAATGGACGCATACGTTAACGCTATCAAAAAAACTATTAAGTAAGGATTATTAAAATGCAACAATCTTACGATACTCTTATCGAAAAATGGTCTCCAGTACTGAACGAAGGTTCTGCTGGCGCAATCACTGATCACCACCGTAAAGCGGTAACTGCTGCAATCTTGGAAAACCAAGAACGCGCAATGGCCGAGTCACGTTCTGCTGAGATGGGATTCATGACCGAAGCTGCACCTGCTGGTGCTAACACTGGTTCAATCGGAACTTGGGATCCTATCTTGATCTCTTTGGTTCGCCGTGCGATGCCTAACCTTATCGCATACGATGTATGTGGTGTACAACCTATGAACGGCCCCACTGGTCTTATCTTTGCCATGAAGGCACGATATGGTTCTGGTGCAACTGGTTCACGTGAAGCACTCTTCGGTGAAGCTGAGACTCAGTTCTCTGGCGACTCTGCTGGTACTCACGACAGTGACAACGTTTCTGGTTTCGCTGGAATCTCTGATTCTGCTACTCCAGATGGTTCTTTAGACGACAACCGTCTTCTTGCTCTTGGCGCAACTGGTATGCCTACTGGTTCTGCTGAAGCACTTGGTTCTTCCGGTGGTTCTACTTTCAAAGAAATGGGTTTCACCATCGAGAAGCAAAGTGTTACTGCTGTATCTCGTGCGTTGAAAGCTGAGTACTCTTTGGAACTTGCTCAAGACCTTAAAGCAATCCACGGTCTAGACGCAGAAACTGAGTTGGCGAACATCTTGTCAACTGAGATCCTTGCTGAAATCAACCGCGAAGTAATTCGTACTATCAACAGTCAAGCTAAAACTGGTGCGTTGCAAGCTAACGTTACTAAGAGCGGTGTCTTCGATCTGTCTTCAGATGCTGACGGTCGTTGGTCTGCTGAGAAGTTCAAAGGTCTGACTGTTCAGATCGATCGCGAATGTAACGTGATTGCTAAAGAAACTCGCCGTGGTAAAGGTAACGTACTTATCTGTTCTTCAGATGTTGCTACTGCACTTGCTGCTGCTGGTACTTTGGACTACAGTCCTGCTATGTCTAACAACCTTCAGGTTGATGACACTGGTAACACTTTCGCTGGTGTACTTAACGGTCGCATCAAAGTGTACATCGATCCATATGCCCAGACTGACTACTGTACTGTAGGCTATAAAGGTCAAAACGCATACGACAGTGGTGTATTCTACTGCCCATATGTTCCTTTACAGATGGTTAAGGCTGTTGGTGAAGATACGTTCCAACCAAAAATCGGTTTCAAGACTCGCTACGGCATGGCTTCTAACCCATATGTTGGTTCTACACCTACTAGCAATGGTCTTGCTGCTGCGAAAAGCAACCAGTACTACCGCATCTTCCGTGTGGACAACATCCTCACATAAGAAGTATAAAAATAAGAGTGAGGTTAACTCACCACATTTTAGAGGGACTCTTCGGAGTCCCTTTTTTTATGCGTATAAATAGATATAAGGAAGATGTTCTGCGTATCAAGTGGTACGTACTGCACATGAGTGGATAGGAAACCACAGCCGGAATTACTGGATAGAAGATTTTACTATACGTATAAATACCTATGTTCACGAACTGGACAAAGTAACAACGGGGGATGCCCTATACGGGTAAGCGTTAGTCGGAATCTGGTTATCCAGCAATCTAGAAACAGGAGAGTATTATGCGTTTTATTGCAATTGCATTCGCATTAGTTCTGTCTGCTTGTTCAACTGTCGATGCAACTATCGATGGTACTGGTGGTGTTATTAAAGGTGTTGGTTCAGATGTCTTTGGTGTAACTGCCGGTGTGTTAGATGTGACATCAAATTTGATTAAAGATGTTGCGGAAAAGACTGGCACAGATGCAACAGCACCAGAAGGGGAATAGAGTAAGATAGCCAAGGATGGCACCCAAAAAAAACCCCACCGAAGTGGGGGGAAAAATGTTTGGAGCGGAGCAGAGGACTTGAACCCCCATCTTTAGGTTGGACACCTAACGTAATCATTATACTAACTCCGCATAATATGGGTATATTATAACACAAACTCTAGTTGTTTGGCAAGGAATATTTTACTAATTGTTTCAAACTTTCTTTACCCTGTTCTTGTGGTAAGAAACCTAGAAGTCTCACGGGGAATGTAGTCAACCCACAATACTCTAATGCCTGTCTGTGTGTATTTAACTGATCAACAAATCTCTTTCGTTTGATCTCTAGTGTCGCCTTTGAAGTCGGTGCGCCTACATGACCAATAAGGTTGGTAAACTTACCTGTCTCCATGTAACGATTAACAGCCTGCATGATAACACGATACTGATAACCTTCACCGATACATACACCGTATGAGTTGGTTTCCTCACTGAACTCACCACCGATAACATGTTCTACCGAAGAGTGGTTAGATACCCAATCCTGTACTTTAGGGACAGAGGTATATAGGATATACGGTTGTGGCGTATCTGCCGCTTCCATAACCATTTTCACTACACGGTTACGACAAGTCTTATCTCGTGTCTTACCGTAGATTCTAATGAACTCTTTGGTAATCGCCTTCTCTGTATTCTTGATGCGACCATTTGCAACTTTGCGACTCAGGTGTTTACGCATATCGACTTCTTTGTTGAATCGCTTGGGATATCCCTCGTTCTCTTGTGCCTGTACATCTTCCATCTGTTCTGGTGTACCAGCGAACAAAGTAAAGATCCACTCTTTTTGTCCCAAAGCACGAATCGCTTCGGATCTACCGTAACCATATACAAGGACGTATGGTTTACTAAACGCCGCACCACGATAATAAACTGCGGGTGGAAACTCTTGGGAATCGACACCGTCAGCGAAAGACAACCTAAGTTGTTCGATCTCAGCGCCAGTGTGGGTGTCTACCTTACCTACGTTGCCAGTGATATCATCGATATGAATCTGGTCAAAAGATAGTACAATGTTTTCTACGGATTCTACACCAAGGTCAGTGTAGTCGGGTAACGCGATATGGTCTGTATTTGTGCTGACATAATCAGCTAGTGTTATGATTGACATAGTTATTTTCCTATTGGATTAAATTAAGTGAAATATAAAACTCATTGAGGATTATAGAACACAGTAGTATATATAAGACTCTTATCTTATAATATCAATGTCGTCTGCATTTACATTCCAAGTCTCTACTTGTCTACGCAAACGACCTTCACTCTTGAGTTTGTCATAACGTTTGATGGCATTCTTCTTCCACCATGCAGTAACACCCTCTAGAGAGAATCTGTCGAAATTCTCTTTCTTGATCAATGTATCGGTTTCTAGGTTCAAATACGCAGGGACGTTGTCGTACCCGTAGGTAGACACGAAAGAACGTTTACGTTCCGTCAGTCCCTTTGCATCCGAATAAGTTTGACAGAACTTCTTATAGGCATTCTCATCATGTACCTTGAGAGAGGCTTTGATAATAGATGCCATCTTGGTCTGTGTTTTTAGTTTACGAGATGAGGCGTCCACAGGAACCAAGGGTTCACCACCATTCTTTTCAACGAACCATGCACTAAGTCTGCGGTAAGTGTTGTCATTGATTAGTGGTAAGAAGTTTGAGTCTGTCAAACCATTGAACCGCAGAAATGGTTTCATACCATCATACTGCGATGCAGACTTTGTTGACCCGTATAACGAAGTAGTCTCGAACATACAGAAGTTTGAATTGTACTTCTTGTTCAATGCCTCACGTGTGTGGTGGGAACAACAAATTGCGGCCAGTAACTTACCACCAAGATAGTTGTAACCGAACGGTTGAGTCGGTACAATGTTGAACCCCATGATTGCGGAGTCATTGAACCGTTTCATTACGTCTGGATTCATACTGTCTAGTGGTCGTCCTAACCATTCGTTCCGTGGTCTACTATTAATAGTAGGAGAACCGAAACGAATCATACCAACAACCATGTTAGTATTCTTCTCTTTGATAACCCACTTCAGTCCCTTGCCTGGAATTGACGCTTCCACGGGTGCGGACGTGACAATCTCCATGTAGGACATGAACTGTTGTGCGGGTGATTCTTGTATTACAAACTCCATCTCTGACGGATGGATATCGAAGTTGCTGAACAGATCTTCTTCTGGCCCCATGCCAGGCAGAGAGTACGGAAAGGATTCCATACGTTCCATCTTGATCTGTCTCATGTATTCATCGATGCGTTCTATGTTTCCAAAGAACTCATCAAAAGCATTTGCTGCGTATAACGCATCTTTATGTTCTAAAATCATTTACTTTCCTCATCATCTGTTACACATTATACAGTATGTAGCAAATTAAGTCAAGCGATATTTAAACGATCTTGAGAATGATGCCCTCGGTGTATAGGTGAGTGGTTATCGGTGGTGATATATTCCCACGCAACACTGTATCTAAATCGATCACTAGTGTTACGATAACAACTGTGGATTAACTGAGGGTGAAAGAGTATGGCAAAAGGTTCGTCTAGTTCTATGTCTATGATATTGTCCCAATGTCTATCTTCTATCCAATCGAATACATCGTGAGATGTCAATTCGTGGGGCAGTAGTTCATGTTGAGAGTTGGGTATGATACGTAGACAACCATTCTCTTTGGACGCACCTTCAACAAACACATCGCAACTGATCATCTTATTTGGATCTGCCTTTATGTAATGATTGTCTTGATGCCAGTCTACAGAGAATCCTTCCCTTGGTATCATGGGAAAGAACTTAGAGATATAGGTCTCTATATCGGGCCCTATCAGTTCCCTTGCATACTTGACCAACGTCTCATTTCTACCAAGTCTAAATAACTTACCGGACAACTCCATTACACCGTCAAGTTTACATGGATTGTTTGGTGCATTTAAAACCCAAAACTTATCGGGATTATGCATACCGAAGTCGGCAAGATTATGACATTCTTTCACCAACTCCTCATGTTGCGAGTCGCTGAGAAAGTCGGTAACTATGACATAACCGCATTCGTGGAATTTTTTAATATCTCTGTTCATGTGAGTTATTTATCGTATAAATAGAAGGTATAGGAGAACATCAATGGCAGAACTAACAGCAAACAAAAACTACTTGCAACCGACTGGGTTTCGTGTTATAATTAGTAGGCAAAATTACCCGAACCTTGAGTACTTTGCACAGGGTGTGACGCATCCGGGCTCTACGGTTTCTCCGTTAGAACTTGGTACGCCACGCATAACGTCTATTCCATTAGCGGGTGACAAGATCACTTACGGTAGTCTTGCCTTGGATATCATACTGGACGAGAACATGACATCATACAAAGAGATGCAGTCTTGGTTAGAGAGTACGATCAACTCGCCTCAGACATCCAACACTGATGCTCAGTTTAGTCCGTATCAGGATATCGTAGTAAGTATCTTAACGAGTCATAACAACTCCAATACGCAGATACTATATAAAGACTGTATACCAACAAACATTAGTTCTATACAGTTACAAGCAAACACATCGACCGTGCAGTACTTAACATTCAACGTGGAGTTTAGATTTTCGTCATTTGAACTGAGGTAGTATGAAGTTTATTGAAGTGAAGAACCAACGTGTTCTTGATATATTAGAAAGATTTCGTTATTTGTATCGTGAGAAATATGATGTCACGAAGACGAGTGATTGTATGAGCCAACATATTGGTGAGGGCAATCACTTCACATCCGAAGAATACCTAAACGAATTAATGAAGAAGGGGTCAGATCATGACGGTCTGCCCGGAGCTGCGTACTCGCATCCAATAAAACCTCAACACTATAATCAACCGGATGCGGAAGCGAAGGCGTTGTACACGAAAGACTTCGAGGAAGTCAACGATCGACTCAAGACAGAATTGGGGTTACAGTCTTCTGCATTGTCTCAGTTGTATCCACCTCAAGGATTCATAGACTGGCACAATAACGCAAACGCGGCATCGTTCAATGTGATATTCACGTGGAGTGAGACCGGAGATGGTTGGTTCAAATGGGTAGATAACGGAAAGATAAATACAATGCATGACAAGAAGGGTTGGTCGTGTAAGGTAGGATACTTCGCAAGTTACGAAGAAGAAAGACCAGTCATATATCACTGTGCGTACACTGACTGTTATAGAATGACACTGAGTTTTACATTGGGTTTTGATCAAGACTATTGGTTAGATATGGTAGACTATATAAAGAATGAGGAATAAATTATGAAGTTAGATTTAGAATTGATATTGAGTGAGTGGAAGACAGACTGTCAGATCCCTACACATCAACTGGACGAAACGTCCCGTAACACTCCGATGTTACACGCAAAATATTTACAATACCTGTCCACAGCCAAGTTGTCCTTGAAACGTGCCGATCACGTACAGAAGATTCTGTTGAAGGATAAGTGGTTGTACTACAATGGTAAGATGGACGAGAACACCCTCAAATCTAAAGGGTGGGAACCAGACCCGTTCAACGGTCTGAAGATACTGAAAGGTGAGATGGAACATTACTACGACTCCGATCCGGAGATTCAACGTAGTGAAGAGAAGGTCGCATACCTAAAGACTGTAATTGAGACACTTAATGAAATAGTAAATAACCTTAACTGGAGACATCAAACGATCGGAAATATGATCAGATGGAAACAATTCGAGGCAGGAGCATAAGATGAAGTATATAGTAGTAGGAACACCCGTCTGTGGATATTGCAGACAAGCAAAGGATCTACTGGAACGTAATGGTCTGGAGTATGATTACCGTGATCTAACGCAAATCGCATTGACCGAACAGGAACGGTTGATGTCAGTGGCTGGTCAAGTATTTCGCACTGTTCCTCAGATCTTCACAGTAGAAGGTGAAGAGTGGAACCACATTGGCGGATACACGGAGTTGAATAAGTCCCTCAATGGATAACAACATCACCATAGGATTGCAGAGTCACTCACTATTAATGGTGCAGTGTAATGCACATCAAGCGCAAGAGTTGCGAGATTACTTCTCGTTCTTTGTGCCTGGCCATAAGTTCATGCCCGCGTTTAAGGCAAGACGGTGGGACGGGAAGATTAAACTATTCAACATGGTGACCAAGACGTTACCTGTTGGACTGTACAAACATCTGAAGAAATTCTGTGCAGATAGGTACTACCCGTTACAGTTGATGGACAGTGATGAGTTTGGTCATCCGGAGATTAAGAACAAGGTTGACCACCCATCTTTGATGAAGGAGATCAAAGACTACGGTGCGCCATTCGAACCACGTGGATATCAGTATGACGCAATCGTCCACGGTATAGAAGAGAAGAGGGCGTTACTGTTATCCCCGACAGGATCGGGTAAGTCTTTCATCATCTATAATCTGATGCGATGGGTTCAAGAAAGAACCGAAGGTAAGACACTCATTATTGTTCCGACTACAAGTCTAGTGGAACAGATGTACAAAGACTTTGAAGACTATGGTTATGATGTACAGAATAATGTACATCGTATCTACTCCGGTAA